GGTGTGGGGGGGGGATGATGCCACTTCAAAGAAAAGGATATTTAGGCTAAACGCCCGTATAGCCCTTATAATCTAGAATGCTAAAGCCCTTGTTTATATGCGCTCTGAGATCTGATAGGGGTAGGCCTGATTCAATGCACATTGTCATGCGGTGAAGCTCAGACTCAGTAGAGACACTCATTAATAAACTAGTTATTATCTGCTTATTGCTTTGAATTGATTGTTTAACTTCTAATGGTTTATCAACAGTATGCAATGTATTGATATGATTAACTTTCTTTTTTAAATACTCCGCGGATATTTCCCGGTTATTGTACGGTTCAACCGGGGCGTTAGCTATCCGGCCAGCATCTTGATCACTTAGGTTATTATCATAAATGATTCGCCGGGTAGCGCCTTTGATCTGTGGATAATGGCCGCTTACTTTCTTTACAATGCCTAGGCGTTCTAATCTTTTAACCTGGCGCGATACGGCCGGGGTACTTATTCCGATGTCATTCGCTATTCTTTTCAGGCTTACATGTGAGAAGCCGGCTTTATTGCAATAGCTACTTAATACAATTAATACTTTATAGCTGGCTTTTGTCATATTCACATTAATAACACTTAATGGAATAACGCTAAATTTGCGCTGATCCGGGGCCTTTACTTTCTCTTTTATCCTGGGCCTTTTTGGTAGTATGTATAAGTTATCATTCATATGCTTACATAATAACACTTTTTAAGGCCACACAAGGGCCGCCACGCTGTTTTTTTGTCTTCTCCCTGGCCCTAGTATTCCCAATATTAACCATTTTATAGGCATTGAAATTAATTCTACTTACTACCTGGTAACTTGTATTTTAGATATATAAAAGATATAATCTAGATATGCATGGTCCGCCGTGCGTGTTATCTTAATAACTATATAAGGAACTAAGATCATGGATATAAAAGAAAGAATGAAAGTTTTAACAACAGTACAGCGTTATATTAAAAAAGAAGTTATAAAAGATAAATCTTTAAAGAATTATCTAAGATTAAATGAATTACTTGATACAACCTATTTTTTGGCCGAAGAGTTGCCGGATCATGAAATAGAATACGATAGTTTAACGGGCGATTCAACGCGCGAATTTTATCAAGATCTAGCCGAATTTTTAGTAAAAGAAGCCGTATATTTAATAAATAAAGACATACGGGAGGGTATCTAATGAATTTATTTGAAGTTACATTTTTAATATTAGTTTTATTAGTTACTTGCGCCGTTTCTATTGTTTGCACTATGGCCGGGTATCCTATTGTTGGCCTTTGTGTTTTAATCGCTTTAATTATCAGCATTCTTTTTGCGGTATACCAGGGGGCTATCTAATGAATAGAAAATTAAATAATTCTATTATATATAATGGCCCGTCTTTAATTGACGGTTCGCCTATTGTTGTTATTGCATTAGTAAAGTCTAGCAATAAGAAAACCGGTAATATGGTTCAAACTTATATTATCCGGGCTGATATGGATCCGCTAACCGCTTCAAAGCATGGCCATGATTTCGCTATATGCGGCGATTGTAAGCATAAAGGCGAAGCAGATCCGGACGGCCCAGGGAAGCAAGCTATCAAGAGATCCTGTTATGTAACGCTATTTCATGGCCCTTTGCAAGTATATAAAAGCTTTAAGAAGGGAAATTATGAGATCGCCGGGGATATTCCGGCCCTTGCATCCGGGCGCATGGTTCGCCTAGGTACTTATGGGGATCCGGCCGCGGTTCCGTCTCATGTATGGGATGCGCTGCTAAAAGATAGCGTAGGCCATACGGGGTATACACATCAAAATAATGTACCGGGCGCAGATGTTAGGCCTGATCTAACTATGATCAGCGCGGATAATCTAAAAGACGCTAAAATAGCCTGGGTAAGCAAGCGCCGGACTTTTCGCATTATTACGGCCGTTAGTGATAAAACAGAAAATGAGATATTATGCCCAGCATCCGAGGAAGCCGGGCGCAAGGCCCAATGTAATGATTGCAAGTTATGCATGGGATCACATACAACCGCGCCCAGCATTGCAATTGTGGCCCACGGGAACGGCGCAGCTTACATTAACTAGAGTTAAAGTCTATCTAGTTTGGATAGGTTTAGAGTTTGGATAGTGTTAACTCATAACGGCTCTTTAAAGGGCTTTTATGGGGTTGTCATTAGATAATCATTTAATAACTATATAAGGGTTAAATATGATATGGAATATATAACATACTTGCGCGTATCAACGGACGCGCAAAAACAAAGCGGTTTGGGAATCGAAGCCCAAAGAAGTTTAGTTATGTCGCATATAAAGCAGCATGACGGAAAACTATGCGCGGAGTTTATCGACTACGAGAGTGGACGGAAAACTACGAAAATTGCACGCCCCAATCTTCATTCAGCTTTGCAGCTAGTAAAAGCAACGCCTGGGTGTAAGCTTTTATTGGCCAAAACCGATAGGATAGCAAGGGATTTGCATTTTATCTCTGGACTTTTAAAGGATAATGTCCCTTTAATTGTTGCAGGCCACGAGCAGATGTCTAAGCTTGAATGGCATATGCACGCAATGATTGCAGAGCATGAAGCCGACATGATCTCAACTCGAACTAAGCAAGCCCTGGCAGAAGCTAAAAAAAGAGGGGTTTTACTTGGAGCGCCGCGAGATCAAATAAAAGGCATTAGTGCTATGGGTGGAGAGTCTATGCACCGCAAAGCTTTAGACCATCGTAAAAATATATCACCTCTTGTACTGCAATGTATGAACGATAAAAGTCTACGAAGGGATAAGGTCCCAACTCGACCAGATCTAGACAAGATAGCGGAACGCCTTAACAGCCTTGGTATTAAGACGGTTAACGGCGGTATATTTAAAACACAAGCAGTTAGAAGTATTATTGAAAAGGAGAACTTGTACAATGGCTTCAAAAAATAAGCAAGTAGCAGAAGGAAAACTAACATCAGATGAGATTATGACCGGGAGTACATCGTCAGCAGTTATGGGCGTTAACCCTTGGTCGACTCCTAATGATGCATTACAAACAGCGTTTGATTCAGTTCTTGGAAAGCCTAGAAAGAAACTAACTTTTGAAGCTTTGCATTGGGGAACTGAATTTGAAGTGGGTATTGTTGAAGAAGCATTAAAAAGGCTAAATTTAACAGATTATTTAACTACATTTAATAAAGGGTTTACTCATAAAGATACACCTATGGCTGTAAGTTTAGATGCAACAGCAGAAGGGAATGGTGAAACTATTATTAGTAATTATGACAAGGGAATTGTTTGCTATTCGGAAAACATTAAATTAGAAGGTCGTGGAATTATTGAAGCCAAACTGACTTCGCATGAAGCTGAAATGGAACTTCCACTTTATAGAGGTAGGATTCAGCTACAAATGGCTATGGAAGTAATGGGTTGTAGCTGGGGAGCTGTTGCCGTTTTACATCGAGGTATTAAAATGATTACTCATGTTTTTGAAAGAGATGAGGAACTTATTAACGATATTAAAACAGTGGCCATTGATTTTGATCGTAGAGTTCAGAAGTTTAGAGAAAATGAAGAGACTGAATGGTATGATTTTACAACAGCTAAGTCAGCTTCAAGAGTGTTTGACCAAGCTAGTGAAGGCACTGTGGATTTATCTGATATGGAAAACGATATACAAACTATTCAAGAAAGTCGTGATGATATCAAAGACTTAGAACAAACTATTGATGTAACTAGCGCCAGAGTTATGGCCCGTATGGGGGATTCTAAATACGGGAACGCCGGTAGATACAAAGTTGTTTGGGGTGAGATTAATTACAAAGCTATGCCAGAAAAGGTAGTTCCAGCCAAAGAAGCTAGAACTGTTCGTATAAGTAAATTAAGGATAAAAGATGCCTAAATCTAATTATGATTCAAAAGATATGCAAGATTGGATAGCAGTTTTACAGGGCCATTGCGTGCCAAATGCTTTGCCTGCAACTAGAAAATTTGCTACAGCAGTAAGAAAAGGCATGCTTAGTTTATATCCAAAAACTAAAATAATAAGGTCACGCTTATATGATTTTGATTTACATGGACCAATTGATGATTTTAATGAAGCTAACAAAGGAGATAAAGATGGATGAAGATGTCATGTGGTATACACCTGAAAGTACTTTACAGGCGTACACCTACCAGGTACTACAGCAACAAGAAAAAGAAACAGAGAGAACTATTAATAATTATTTAGGAGATACAGATGGAACAGATAACTTCGGGGATTGCTAAAGCATTCGTAGCAGCACAAAAGGACTTTGAAAGAACTGGGTTAGACGCTAAAAACCCACATTTTAGAAATGATTATGCCAGTCTTGCTGCATGTATTGGCGCAGTTAAAGAAGCATTAAACGCAAATGGCGTGGCTCTTGTACAAAAAACTCATGAGTGTGATAACGGGGTAAGAATAGAAACTATATTCTTGCATGAGTCTGGCGAAACTATGTCTGGAGGTATACTATATTTACCTGCTGAAGCACCCACTCCACAGAAATATGGATCGGCCCTCACCTATTGCCGTAGATATTCTCTTTTAGCTGCTTGTGGTATTCCGCCAGAGTCGGCACTAGATGATGATGGGGAAGCAGTAGATGCTCCTATGAGACAAAGGCAAGAAAACAAAACACCAATGCCTGTTCTTAATTCAAAAGTAACATTGCCACCAGCAAAAAAAGCTGGAGCCTGAGTCTGCCAGGCAAAGGAATTATAGAAGTAGCAGATGAATACAAGTTTGTTGAAGCTTTTGTGAAGGTAATTAAAAAGATTACTTCAGCGGAAGTTGCTAATCAAGAAAAACTAACAAAGTCAGATATGCTTTACAAAGCTAATTCTAAATGTATCAAAGCATTGCAAGCTTCTGATGAGCTAGTAATTAAAAACTTAATGGGTGATGTCTTTAGGCATTTTAAAGTGGAGGATTAAGTATGAATGATCTTATGTTAGATCCATGTTTAAGTAACGATGTCAATCCTCTTTTAGATATTGAGTTTGCTCCATTATTACAATCAATATTATATCAAGCAGTACATGACGCTATTAAATTAAAACATACAAATCCACACAAGTTAGATGCTACAAAGTGGTTGTGTGATGAAGATGATAATATGTTACAGTTATGTTTAACTTCTGTTAATATGAACTATGAGAGTATGTTAAAAAAGGTAGCAAAACAAGGATGGAACATCAATTTATAGTAGTAGATGAGTATGGCGATAGTCTTCGTGCTTTTTCTGACAAGGAAAGTGCGGAGGTTTTTGTTAAACTAAGACCAGAATGTCGTATTGAGAAAATTCCAGAGCTAACTCATGCTGAATTTACCGAAATACATGGTGAACCTCCGTTCTAGCTTGTCTGTAAAACTATCTTGTTTATTTGACACTATCCCCTTAACTAGCTATAGAAGATGCAGTAGTGAGCTTTGTACGAGGTCGTTTTTAGTGTAATGACTTAGGTTTTGGTTCAACAAGGTATAAATCTGCTCCTTCACAATGAATAATCAAATAATCACTTTCATCCTCGGAAAAACAAATTTTAATCATAGATTGACGGCGATCTTCTAGCAATTCTACATTCCAAATCTTGCGGCCAACAATTTTATCTAAAGTCTCAGCTTGTTTGCTATCTGCTTCAGCAGTAAATTCTACATCTAAATCTAAGCTATCTTCTTGATCCATTCCCCATCCTTCCCAAATACCATTGGCATTAATTTCGGTTGTCCATTTATAATCATGCCACAGCCTACAATAAATCGGGACTTGAAATTTTTTGCATAATCAAACGCAAGAGATGATTGCGAAGTTAAACATCCTACTTGCATTCCCCAAACTAACTGATCTGGATTACTAAAATATCCAATAGAAAACTTAGAATGATAATGGCCCTGAACAACGTGCATACCCATCTGCATGCTTAGTTGTAATATATTGGCGCTCATTCCATGTGTAAAGAAGCAGCGTGATCCATCTGATAAAGTAATAACAATATCATCTACCCATTTCCAGTTCTTAGATACACCTAGGTATTCATTATAAGATTTTAAGTAGTCAGTTGGTAATCCATATTTTAATGCTCGTCTATAAACAAGCGATGAATGATTAGAATGTACTAAGGTCATCTTTGGAAAAATCTTCTCTAACTTTTTGATATAAACTCTTGACATTCTTAGCTCATCTCCAGCCGAGGGTAGATCCGGGTTACTATCGTGCATACTGATAGCGTGTTGATCTAATTCATCACCAATATTAATAACTAAGTCTGGTTTGTATTTTTCTTTGAGGGCTTTTAAAAAATCAAAAGAAGATCTATGATGGAACGGAATATGAAGGTCACTTATAACTAAAACTCTACTATAATTTTTCATACATTACCTATCTATTAAATCATATATGTACTATAGCATAAAAAAAGGGGCCGAAACCCCTTGGAAAATTACTTGTTCATTACGTACATTGTTACTTCAAAACCAAAACGCATTTCTGTTGCAGCTGGTGTTGTCCACATAATATTTTCTCCTTTCAAGCAATATATTACTAGAATAACAAGGCTAGTCTATAAAGAAAATCATGAGTTATTTAATGTCTTTTGGAACTACTAAAGCCTTACTGGGAATAATAAGTTTGTTTTGATTTTCCGGAAGCAAGTCTTTTATTCCTTTTAATTTAGGAGGTTTAACTGGCGCTAATTTTACTTTTTCTAACAACTCATCGTAAGCGCTTTTAGTTGTTGAAGGTCTATTTGATCCTCCATAACCCATATCCTCTAGCCCCTTACATTTAGAAGATAAAGTGTAAAACTGAGGTGGTAAGTCCTTACCAGCATATCTTTTACAAACCTTCATAAGCTCTAGCTGTTGAGATAATTCCATGTTTTCTGTAATTAATTGCTGAGTATAATCAGTGCAGTTACTTCCTAGATACCAAGTCCATCTAACACCTATGCGCCTATCTGAACCATCTCCATAACCATTGTTGTTATTAGATATATTTCCAGGATACCTAGTTGAATTTGAATTATCTCTTTCGTTATAAGAAGAGTCTACGGAAAACTGTCCTTTGTTACATTGTTGAAAGCTTCCTTGTAGGTAATCATTACGAGCTTGCACGACAGTGCATAAGCATAATAGAAAACTAGCGGTTAAGGTCTTTAATATCATAGGAGTGTTCTCTAACTTGTTCACTGAGCAATCTATATAAGTCCTCCCCCATACTCATAGAAGCCTCAAGTCTAGCAATGTCAGCTTTAATTGTAGCTTGGTCCTCTTTAAGACTATCTGTTTTTGCTTGTATTTTTTCTATATGTATTGCATTTCTATCAATAGTGTCTGTTAATTCTACAATATACTTCACGCCTGTAAAAGTACCTACCACTACCGAAGCAATAACAGGAACAACAAAGATATTTTTTTTAAAGAAGTTTATTTTTTCTTGAGCCATATTAGTTAGGCTTTGCTAATTGACCACCAAAATAGAACTCAATAATAATTGTAGCCCATTGGAATATTTCGTCAAACTTATAAAGGCCTGTAATTGTTTCAAGAGTAGTTCCGCCACCTATTTCAAATAATCCTAGGATGTTAAAACCTTCTGTAGTAACCGGGATTACTGTTTCTATACCAAAAATACCAGCTAATGGGTATACAGCAACTAAAGCCAATATAACTATAATAAGGAACCTTCTATTCCAGGCAGCCATAGATGACTCTTTGTTTGATTGATCTCTTGCATTATCTATCTGTTTAGATTTAGCAGACAACGCTTGCAGCATAAGTTTCTGCTCATCATGAGATTGTTTAGATTTAATGGCCATTAACTTGGCAAAAAATCCTAATGCAATTGGAATTAGATGTGTGAGGATACCCATTTAGTAACAGTCTCCTTCCCATCTTTCAATTTTGTAAGGACAGCGGTGGGATTGATCCCCATCTTTCTGGCCCACCAATGAATCATCGGAATTGTCAGCATCATCCACACCCCTAATGCTGTCAGCACCATTATCAGAATTGCTATTCCTAATATTATCTCGATCATAATGTAAACCCCTCTTCATTCTTTATATCCATTTAAAAAAAATAACAAGCCATTAATAAAACACAAGGTGTTACTGGGAAAATTGTTAAAAAAATTACAACAGAAAAAATTCGTTTAGGCATACTAAGTTAAAAACATACATACAACATACAACAACACTAATAATACAAAGCCTATTATTAAGTGGTAAAACTCTTTCATAACTTCCAGCCTTGAGAAGCTGCCCATAAATAAACTAATGCAGCAAGTAAAAAAGCAAACAATCCTTTAAGAGATAACTTTCCAAACTCAATAAACTTGCTATCAAGCCACTCCTGTAGCCCCTCTTTTATCGCTTGCTTTTGATCCTCTTGATTCATTATGCAGGTTTAGGATTATCTGTTTTTACTTTTGCTATTGCATCTGCCCATGTTGTTGTGTTATTTACACTGTCCCAATATTGCATATCTAGTTGATCGCCTGTAGATGGATAAGCTGCTATTCTTGCACCTTTCCATGCGTTAGCTTCTGCTTCTGCATGAGATGCTAATTCTTCTGCTGTCCAATCTACTACTTCTTCTGTAGTTGTACCATCTGAATGATGGGTTACTATTGTGTTTTGTGCTGCTGCCATTTTTATCTCCCTAAATTAATTAACTTACTCCATAAATTTCTGCTGAACCAGAATCAAAAGTTTGCCCACTATGTCCTAAAACTAAAGCTGCACTTGTTAATGCTCGGTAATTAGTACTTAAATTATAGTACGCATGTAGCGTAGGCAAATCAATAGTTACACTTGAACCACTAGTAGCACTAGTCCGAGACATCCATTGAGTAACATAAGCATTAGTTCTTAAATCAAATTTAAAAGCAGCCCACATTCCATTTGCAGCGGCATTATCTCCAGTCATATCTGCTAAAGCATTTCCATTTAAACTAAATTGAAGCTTTGATGTACCAGAAGCAGCTCCTACATTATCAGTATTAATCCATATTTGATTATATAGGCTCAAATTAATAGTTATACTTCGTGATGTTCCACTTGTAGTTGTTAGTGTTCCTAAATGAGTTACTCCACCAGCTGGTAATGCTTCAAAAGCTGGAGGTGAACCAGCACCAGTAGAAGTTAGCACTTGCCCATCTGAACCAGTTGCTACGGCTACAGGATTTCCTGAAGCATCATAGCTAATAATATTACCATCTGTACCTGAAGCCATCTTAGCTAAAGATACAATATCATCTTGTACTTGACTAGCACCTGTAGAACCATTTATTGTTGTTGCCATAATTTTTTCCTATTTAAGTCCGTATATTTTAATACTTCCTGTATCAAAGGTAGGGCTGGATGAAGTTGAAAATGCTAAAGATGTAGTAGATGTGGTTAAACCAGAATTTCTAAATAATGCTGTACCACCAGCAGCACCTACAATTGCTGCTGTATCTGAAGCAATATTACCTATTCCTAAACCTATTCCATTAGATAAATCTATTATTGACATTTGATAATTTTTTTTAGTAGTACCCCATCCAGGTGCTATTTTTCCAACAGAACCACCATTAGGTTTCATTCTGAATTCAGCCCCAGTATCACCATTTAATCCTACACCATTAAAAACAAGTATTATAAACTTATAAGTAGATAAATTTAATGTTGGTGAATTAACTGTTGTTCCAGATGTAGTAGCAAAAGAAGCAAGTTGTGTTAATCCACCACTAACAACTGCACCCCAACTTGTAGCACTACCATTAGTAGTTAAATACTTTCCAGAGTTTCCTGATTGAGATGGAACTGCTGTAGTAATATTTGCAGTAAGAGCCACTGTGCCTGTTGCAGCTGGCATTGTGACTGTGTTAGTTCCTGCTGATGCTGGAGCTGATACTGTAATTACTCCACTTGAATCACCTGTTAATTTTATACTAGCCATTAGACTGTTGCTCCTTTTAATTCATCCACAGTAGTCATGGTGTCTACTTGATTTGTAATATCACGAAGTCTTTGTTTTTCTGTAACTATGCTTGCTGTATCTGCACCAGATTCTTGAGCTTGCATAAATAATATATCTTGTGCTTCTAATAAAGGTTTTCTTTTTTCACGAAGTTTGTTTTTAGTTATAACTTTAGCCTTGGGGATATCTACTGTTATTTTATCACCTAAAAC